GGAAATGTTTATTACCTAGAGCACCATAGAGAGAGTTCATAAGAATCTTAATAGACATCTGCTGATTCTCTAAGATGGTCATCTTATTCTCTAGACGTTTAGTAGGGGCAGTCTGATACTCTTGTTGAGCTTCGAGCATAGCTTTCTTAATAACTCTACGCTCATCATAATACTGCTTAATAATAGCAGGAATGATACCTACTTGATCCTTACTAAACTTAACACCAGAAGCTGCCATAGTAGTACCTTCAGGTATATTAATCTCAGCATCACTTAAGAGCTTCTCTACAGGATCTAATCCTAGATGCTCTTTACCAGGAAGAACAGTCTCAGGACTCATATTATACTGAACAATAATCATAGGATAGAGAGAGTTAAGATCAAACGATACTACCCAGTCATGCATACCTGTCTGAGGGTCTTTTACATACGCTCCAGGATAAGGAACCTTCTCTTTACTGAACTTAGGAGGACAAGCTATCTGCTGCTTGAATAGCAAACGATACAGAATAGAGTCCCAGATCTGCACAGTACCGAAAGTCTCTGAATAGTTAACCCCACCTCTATAAGCCATAGTAATAGCCAAAGAAATAAGACCCATTTTCTCTTCAAACCTATCAACAAGAAGCACATCTTTTATATTATAGTCAATAAACTTCTGATAGTTAGTTTTGTATAGTCCGTGCAGAGAACCAGCTTCATCGTAGGAGAGCTTACGCTCTCCCAATACAACATGTGCTATATGATCTAGCTTATATGATTCTTGCATACCGTAGGTATACCCAAACTTAGTAAACAAGTCATAATAGTCTAACTGCTGAATACCAGCCATCTCGAAAGCTATTACTTCTCCTCGAGCCATCATAATATTACGTTGATCTACTATACCCCATGGAGAGAATTTCTTATAGACATCACCGCCTATAATATTTTTTACTCGGTTTATAAGATAAGGAAAGTCAAATAGACGGGTATTCCAACCAGTAACAATGTCGGGACAATATTGAGGAGAGTTCCAATAACCCAGCCAACTGAGTAGTAGATCAATTTCATCCTTGCATTTGATATATTGGATAGCGTCGACGCCTTCAACTTCGCAATCGTCTGGCTCATAGTCGTATAGTCCCCATACTCGATATACATTATCTATATTATTTTTCATCGTAATAGAAATAACAGGATGAGCAGCTTGCTCTACAAAAGGGAATCCATCATCAGAAGCTACCTCAATATCAATTGTAGTTACATTTATTTTATCACGGTCAAAGACCGGAGCTTCTGGGTAACGATCATTAATAAACTGGGTTACATAGTTAGTAGTACCATACACGGTAAAATTATCTGCACCGTCATAGCGCTTAATAAAGTCCCGCGCATCTCTCATAGTATCAAAAGTCTTAGGTAAGACAGGTTGATTCTGTAAATTAAACCAACCTGTCTCGTGAGATGAATTTATAAACAGAGTAGGCATGAAGGGTACCTTCTTAGCTACTCGCTCACCATTCTCTACTCCACGGTAGAGAATACTATTTCCATAACGATTTACACTTGTATAAAAATTCATAAGGTCTCCTATCAAACTCTATTATAGTATAAAATAAAAAAAGAGGCAACTGGTTGCCTCTTTTATTTTTAATATTAATAAGCAGGTCTTAGGTTACTCCAATCCTATACAAGGAATTAGAATAGAAAGTTCTCATTATTTTTTCTCTGCTACAAAAGAATACATTTCTTTTGCCTTCTCTTGAAGTTCTTCCATCGTATACATTTGAGGAACTTCTTCAATAGTTTTTTTACCAGCTTCTACCATCTGGGAAAACAAAGCTGTATTTAATTCTACTTGTTTATCCATATAGTCCTTTGCCATAGCAAGGATGTCTGCACGGATTTCGAATGGATTTTTATTAGTCATAATAGACTCCTGTTTGTGTGTGTGTGTTTTGTAGAGGCCATCACAGCCTCTACATATTATTATATGTGAATACTACTTATTTTGCAACTTTTTTATTTCCATCATACACGCTTTCGATTCCTCGTATAAGCCCTGTCTTGCGAGCTCCGATGCCGCTCTCGAGTATCCCACTACTTGGGACCAACGATCGATTGAAGACCATAATCCCGACAAGGGAGAGAAGAAATAGTTTGCTACCATAGTTGTCATTATACCCAACCTCTCAAATTGCGATTAGCTTTGCAATTTTCAATGGTTGACTTGGACCTTGCGATGTGATAGATGTCACCTCTACAAATTCCAATGTCTGTTAGGTCGTTATCAGAAAGTCTAGATAGCTCTTTTTCAGTTTGACGAATTGCTTTTCTTTCAATTCTATACTGTACAAAAGTTCTAAACGATTCAAAAAGTAGTTCAATTGCCCTCGTTGAGTAGCTGTGGGCCGCTAGTATTGCTTGTGTCATTTTGTTTCCTCGTTTGACCAATATTGATTTTACGAGGACGCATTTCTTCTGGAATGACATACTGCAATTCAATTGCCAGAATACCATCCTGAATATCTGCTCCGTTTACATTTACATGTTCGGACAGCCTAAAGGTTCGTTTAAATTTCTTTGTCGAAATGCCACGATGGATAAACTCTCTACCTTTAGAGACATGTTCCCCTGTAACAGTCAAGGTTCTATCTTTAACTTCTACAGATATCTCATCCTTTGTAAACCCAGCAATAGCTAGTTCAATCAAGTATTCTTGATCTCCAGCTTTGATAATATTGTGTGGGGGATAATGGTCTTGAGCGTGTTTAGCTGTCCACTCTAGTTCGTTGAACAGATGGTCAAAACCAACAAAAGATGACCGCGGGAATAGTGTTTGTAAGCCTGTCATTGTTATCTCCTTTTGAGCAAGCAAGATTATGTTACGACCGGATTATTCCGCATCGCTATAATATATATAGTATTCTTTATTTAGAAAGCAACTGTTAAATAGGATTATCTACTAAAATAATGTCAAATGTTGCGGAACAAGTTT